AATAATAGTGCCCCTCCACAACATTGCATATAGGGACAAACCCTAATACAATGCAAATCACAATCAAATGATGTTAGCGAGTGCTAACTGATTGGACAATCCGAGAGGAATCCAAAATGGCAGCAAGAATCAACAAGCTACACCAAGCAGACGTTAGAAGCAAGATACAGGCCAGTCAGTTGATAAACCGGCTTACAGATCATGCACTTGGGAAAGTAGAACTAGAGGCTACTCAAGTAAGGGCAATTGAGATATTGCTCAAGAAAACGATACCCGACCTGTCTAGCGTTGAATTGACTGGTGACGCTGAGAATCCGGTGCAAATGGGGCTTGCGGTCTCGTTTAAATGACTGAGGTAGAGCTACCCGTCAAACTGAAGGCGCTATTTGAGCCAGCCCGCTATAAGGTGCTGTACGGAGGGCGCGGGTCTAGCAAATCATGGTCCGTAGCTAGGGCGCTGCTGATATTGGGGGCTAAACAGCCGACGCGGGTTCTTTGTGCGCGTGAGACGCAGAAGTCGATCCAGGAATCTGTCCACAGGCTATTGAAGGACCAGATAGAGCTAATGGGCTTGCAGTCTTTCTATGAAGTGCAGGAAACGCGCATCATAGGAAAGAACGGGACAGATTTCGCCTTTGCCGGGATTCGTCAACAAGGCGTGACGAACCTAAAGAGCTTCGAAGGTGTGGATATCTGTTGGGTAGAGGAAGCGCAGGTAGTTACCCGCAAGTCATGGGACGTTCTAATCCCGACCATCCGCAAGCCAGGTTCGGAAATCTGGATCACGTTCAACCCTGAGTTGGACACGGATGAGACTTACGAGCGATTTGTCCTTACCCCGCCTGACGGTGCAGTAGTGCTAGAGGTCAACTACTCCGACAACCCTTGGTTTCCGGAGGAACTGGACAAAGAGCGGCAGGCGTGGAAAAAGCGCGACCCGATTGGCTACGAGACAGTATGGGAAGGCAAGTGTCGGCCTGCTGTTGAGGGCGCTATCTACGCTAAAGAGATTGACGCGCTGCAAAGGGACAAGCGGCTCAGGAATGTCCCATATGACCCATTGCTTAAGGTGCACACTGTCTGGGACTTGGGATGGAATGACGCCATGTCCATCATTTTCGTACAGCGGCAAGCATCCGAGGTTCGCGTGATTGACTACATAGAGGACACGCACAGGACGCTGGACAGCTACGTAGCGGAGATCAAGGACAGGCGTTGGAACTGGGGCACTGATTGGCTACCCCATGATGGCCGGTCAAAGAACATTCAGACCGGAAAGAGCGCAGAGGAAATCCTCCGGGCTTTGGGCCGGACGGTGCAGATCACACCGAATCTGGACATTGAATCAGGCATCAAAGCAGCCCGAATGATGTTCCCAAGGTGCTACATAGATGAGAAGTGCAAGCCGCTGATAAACGCACTCAAGCGTTACAAACGGCAGGTAAACCAGATCACGAATGAGCCTGGAGCGCCGTTGCATGATGAAAACTCGCACGGCTCTGACGCCTTCCGATACCTTGCCGTTGTTGTGGACAGGCTGTCTAACGACACGTTCAAGCCTATCAAATACCCGTCATATGGGGTTGTATGAGCATAGAAGCCGCCCTAAAGATCAAACAGACGGCCACAGAGCTAGAGGCGCTTGTTAAGCGGGTTGCAGAGCTTGAGAAGCAGATTGAATGGCTGAAAAAGAGCGTAGAGCGCAAGCCGGGACGACCAAGGAAAACAGAATGACCGTATCCGTAGAAAAGCTGGTTGATGCCAATGAATACCACAGCGAGAAGTGGCTGGCTATCGTCATGGATGGCGCAAATATCGTGTTCCGCCGTGTACGTGAAACGCGGGACGAATGCGTCAAGCTGCTGATTGAGGCAGGGTATAAACCATGACCGATGAAGAACTGTTAGCCATCGTTGAGCAGCACGAGTCGCTGGCTATCAGCGGAGAGCTTGACGACGAACGCGCAAAGTCAATTGATCTGTACATGGGCCGTCCCTATGGGGATGAGATGGAGGGCCGTTCCCAAGTAGTCATGCGCGACGTTGCTGACACTGTGGAATGGATCAAGCCCAGCCTTCTCAAGGTGTTTTGCGCCGGTGACGATATCGTGTCCTTTGCCCCTAGAGGCCCGGAGGATGACGAACAGGCGCAGCAGGAGACGGATTACTGCAACTATGTGCTGATGCAGCAAAACAACGGGTTCATGATCTTCCATGACTGGTTTCATGATGCCCTGCTGCAACGTAACGGCTATGTGCTGGCTGAGTACAAAAAGACCGACTCCGTAGAGACTGAGCGGTACTCTAACCTTTCCCCAGAGGAAGTCGCGCTGTTGTCGCAGGATGTGGAGATCGTGGCCGCGTCCGTCACTGATGACGGCACGACGACGATGGAGGTTCGCCGGAAGTACGAATCCGGATGCGTCAAGGTTCGTTGCTATCCGCCTGAGCGCGTGATTGTGTCGGCCATGTGCCCGGATGTGGACGTAGCCGAATCGGACTTCGTGGAGTTGATTGAGCTAACCACTCCATCGAAGATGCGCGAAGCTGGTTTTGATGTGCCTGACGACATTCAGGACAACAGCCGTAACGATTGGGAATACGTAGCCCAGCGCCGCAGGTTTGATGACCTGTATGAGATGACCGAGGAAACCGGCGACAAAGCGACCCGGACAATCAAGTGTCGTCGTATCTGGGTGCGTGCTGACTACGATGGTGACGGTATCGCAGAGCTTCGCCGCATGGTTGTGGTTGGCTCTACGGTGCTGGAGAACGAGGAAGATGACCTAATCCCCGTTGCTGCGCTGACGCCTATCAGGATGCCGCATGAGCATATCGGCATGTCTGTGACTGACCTAGTTCAGGACTTGCAGCGCATCCGCACAGCTTTGACACGCGGGTTCTTGGACAATATGTACCTTGCCAATAACGGGCGGTACGGTATTGACGCATCGATTGTCAACATTGACGACATGCTAAACAGCCGCCCCGGTGGCATGGTGCGCGTGCAGGGTTCGCCGGGTAATGCGATCTTTCCTTTGCTTCACCCGCAAAACGGCGGACAGATCATCCAAGCTATCGAGTACATCGATACCGTCCGCGAGAACCGTACCGGTGTCACGAAGTACAACCAGGGTATCGACGCAAATAGCCTGAACAAGACAGCATCGGGCATCACGCAGATCATGAATGCCAGCCAGCAGCGGATCGAGCTAATCGCCCGCATCTTTGCTGAGACTGGTGTAAAGAGCCTGATGCGACTGATTCAGGCCCTGTCCATCAAGAACGGGCGTAAACAAGAGATCATCAAGCTGCGCAACAAGTGGGTTCCTGTGAATCCCGGTGAATGGAAGCGCCGCACGGATATGACCGTTTCAGTTGGTCTTGGTGTGGGCAACAAAGACCAGAACTTGATGCACCTACAGAACATCCTGATGGCGCAAAAGGAAGGGCTGGCTATCGGTGTTGCCACCCCGCAGAACATCTATAACGCACTCACAAAGCTGACGCAAAACGCCGGGTTCAAGAACATCGATGATTTCTGGACCGACCCCGGTGATAAGCCGATGCAGCAAAATACCCCGCCTGAGGTTCAAAAGGAACAGATTCGCGTCCAAGCTGACGCGCAGAAATTCCAAGCCCAGAGCCAGCAAGATCAGCAGAAACTAGCCGTTGATACGCAGCAAAAGGAACTGGACCGTCAGGCCGATATCGCCAAGGCGGTAGAGGTGGAGAAGATCAAGCAGGCCGGAGAGACAGAGCGGACCATGATCGAGGTGCAAGCGCAGCGGGACGGCGTTTCCCTTGGCGCACAGGTCAACTTCAGACAGCCTGAGCTGGATTCTGTCGCTGAGAGCATCAAAGGCACGCAAGACCAAATGGCGCAGGCTATCGGGATGCTCGCACAGGCACAAGTCACTCAGGCCGAGTTGCTGTCTGGCATCTTGCGGGCCACAGCAGCGCCTAAACAAGCCATTCGGGACGCTAACGGCGTTCTTATTGGTGTACAGCCGGTGATCGAATAATGGCTACCTTCACCCTGTTCAACAGCTTTGCCGGAAAACTAGGCGACGGAACGATAGACCTTGATACGCACACGTTCAAATGTGCGCTAACCAATGTTGCGCCCGTTGCAACCAATACCGTATTGGCCGATATCACGCAGATCGCAGCAGGTAATGGCTACTCGACTGGGGGCGTAACGCTTACCGGTGTGGTGTACACAGAGCCTAGCGCCGGTGTGTGGAGTTGGGACAGCGACAACATCGTCATTACCGCATCCGGCGGGACCATGGCGACGTTTAGGTACATGCCTATTTACGACGATACAGCAGCGTCCAAGGATTTGGTTGGCTATTACGATGCAGGCTCCCAATCCCTGCCAGATGGCCTTGAATTTGAGTTCAAGGTCAACGCTAACGGCCACATCTTGGCTACCAAGAGTCCGTAATGCCGTTCTACGCCAATCGCATCAAGGACACGACGACCACGACCGGAACGGGTACGGTTACCGTCTCTGGGACTCCGCCTGATGGTTACGTAGCGTTTAGCACGCTGCCCACGGGGACGGAGATTGAGTACACGATTCACGGCGGCACAGAGTTTGAAGTGGGTCGGGGATTGATGGCTAGTGGTACGACATTCACCCGCGCTTTCG